ATGCCGCATATTCCACAGCCCCGTATGCAGCCTCCGCTCCTCTGGCGCGTGAACAACCAGACCGACCCCGTAACCGGGAAGGCTCCTATTTATGTCCGTATCAAGGTCGGCCCCCAGCGCCGTGAAATTGCCACAGGCATCGAAGCCACGGAGGCCGAGTGGGATATTGATAAGCACGAAGTAAAGGCCATCGTCAAAGGCATGAGTGCCGACCGGGCCGAGGCCCAGCGCGAATGGGTGCAGGATGCTAACGCTATGCTGCTGGAATGGAAGTCGAAAATCAACTCGGCCTGGAATCGGCTGAAGGACGGACCAACCTATGTAACTGCCGACCGCATCAAGCGGGAGGTAGCGGCCACCGGCACGAGGCCCCTCACGTTGCTGGAGCTAGCTGATCTGTTCTATACCAACATCAGCCGGCCGGCGGAGGGCAAGGCGGAAAATACCCTGAAGGGTTTCCGGGTACGCCGGCGTGTTTTAGAGGAGTACCTGCGCTCCACCAGCCAGGCGGGCTTACTAGCCGCCGCGGTGGACTTGCCCTGGGTCCGGAAATTCGAGCGTTGGGGCGTCGACCATAAACAGTACACGGGCAGCACCGCGCGTAAGCACGTCAACACCCTGCAGCAGATTATCAGCTTCGGCGCCCACGAGGGCAAGCTCAGCAGCAATACCATTGCCGAATACCAATTTCAGGTAAGCATACAAAAGCGCGACCCACTGTATTTGCCCGAGGCGGAGGTGCAGCTACTAGCCACTACCGAGTTCTGCCGCGAAGGCTTGGCCCGGGTGGCAGATGCCTGGCTGTTCTGCGCTTACACCGGGCTGGCCTATGTGGACTACATGCGCTTCAATGCCCAGGAGCACGTGCACACCGATGCCAGCGGCGTGAAATGGATTCGCATGACGCGCCAAAAATCCAAGGTGAAGTTTAGCATGCTGCTGCTGCCGGAGGCCGAAGCCATCTTGAGCCGGTACCGGGGTGGGCTGCCGCGCTTCAGCAACCAGCACTTTAATGAGGAACTGAAAGTCATTAGCGCGGTCTGCTACCTGAGCGTGCCGCTTACGGTAGGCCTGGCCCGGCACACGTTCTCGCAGCGCATCCGGGATATGGGATTCTCTGATGAAGTAACCGCCTCGATGGCCGGCCACGATCCGAAGACGATGAACCTGCACTACTCGCGCATCCGGGAGGCCCGCATAGCAGCCGAGTACGAAAAGCTGCGCGGGGCCCTGCCGGTGGCGGCTCCTCCTACTCTTGCGCAGCAGCTGCTAACGGCCATGCAGAACCCAGAGCAGGCGGCGCTCCTGCGCCAGCTCATCCTCGGCCAGCAGGACAGGGATGCTGTTTAACACGTCTTTTCCCGTTTTTTCACATAATCTATTTTACCCATGGCAACTGTAAAGCTAGACCCAGAGTACCAGCAGCCCGACTTTGATGAGGCGCAGGATGTGAGCTACGACGAAGGCTCACAGGACACAGACTTTGATGCACGGCAGGCAGAGTACGATGACGCTTTCCAGGATGAGGGAGGCGACAACGTGAGCCAGGAATGGCAAGGCCGGAGGAAATGAAAAAGAAAAAGCCCTGACTATTGTAGTCAGGGCGCTTCGCTCAGTGCCAATATGAAGCTTAATACTTCAGGTCTAGCCGCAGCTGGTACGGTACACCATGTAGTTTGTGCATAAGCTGCCGGAACTCATACCAGGTGGTACACTTACCCATTGCATCTATTGCTTCGTCTCGGAACTGCACAACCTTATCTCGGCCAGCCTTATCCAGATACTCGAAATGCTTATACTGTCTGAATCCACTAGGTGTTAATGGATTCACAGCCTCTAACGTAGGCCGAACTTCAACTGCAAACCGATTGTAGATAAGCTCCTTCACCCAAGTGGAGACGATTTTGGGCTTATGGTAGTCCGTAGGGTCAAGATGTCCCCAGCCGTTAAGCCGGAATATCTCCGCGAAAAAAGGAACCTCGTTAGGGAAGAGTGGAGCGTATGGGCCTTTGCGTGCCATAACATGCTGGCACAACTTCTCCTCGATGCCTAGAAGCTCGGCTTCCTGCTTTTTACGAGCCTTCTTGCTCTTGGCATCTTTCTCATCCTCCTCGCGGGTTCTGAGCAGCAAGAGCATGGTCTGCTTGTTCCGCTCCAGCCGGGCCTCTTCGCTAATCTCCGGACTAGCTACTTCTGCAGGCTGAGCAGAAACAGGCGCTTCCGCGTTGGTCTCCTCTGGCTCTACCAGGGAGAGAATTTTCTTATCCTCTGGAGGATGTTGGTCGTCTTTTCTCATGTGGATGTTAGTTGGTTTCTTTAAAATTTAATGGCGGTTTTGTACCCATGTAAGAGTTGTTCTATTGGTGTGTCATCGTCAAGTGGCGCATTGATGTTTTTAATGGTTGTTTCGAATGGTGGTGACATTAATCGAACCTTCGCCCACTGCGCACCATCGCCGCTTAAGTCGAAGGCATTCATGGCATAAATAATACTCGGGTGAATGTGGTTTTCTTCAGCAATTTCCCGAATGTATTCGCTGTCATGAATGTACCTTTTGATTTCCTTGGTTTTGTCACGGGAGAATAGATACTCTCTCGCAAACATGTCGGCCATTTGCTCCCGCTCCCGAACGGACACCTCGTCATTGGTATCGTCGGTCAGGTGGTACCTCATCGTCTTTATTTCTTCCCAGTCGAACAGCACGTGGTACAGCTCGTGCACCAGCGCAAACCACAAGGTTGGGTAGAAGCCTTTGTAATCGGTTAGCACAATGCAGGGCTTACCTCTGTGGTTGAACGTTGCCCCCCGGAGCTTTAGCCCAGCCATAGGCGGCTGGTATACTACCGTGATGCCGACTTTGTATAAAAGCTTCACTACATCCTTGAGACCCAGATCGACATTGGTTGAGTACCGCTTTAGCTTAGGAAAAATATTAATCAGCCCTTCTCTGCTATATGGGAATGGGTTATCAATTTCTTCGAAGCAAGCTATTGCGGCACTAATCCAGAAAGAGCGCGTAAGAACATTTTTCGGATTAAATACACCTGAGCTAAAGGCTACATCACCATTGGGTTTTTTATACTCAAGAATTGATTTAAGCCCGAGCCTCTTTGTAATCCTGTTTTCGATGTGCTCATAATCGGAGAGGCTATTAATTAAGCCTGCTTTCTTAAGCGCCGCCAAATCGAAATTCGCTTTTATGAACTCGATTTTCTGCAACGACATCGTCGTAACAGGATTATGCTGTTGTACGGCCTGCATATACAACTGCACAACTTCCTCCTGGGGTACTTGCAGGAACTCGGCTAGTTTGATGAGCGTCGTGATATCGACAATCTTCTGCTCACCAGTCAGCAGCCCTTTCACAGACCGGTGTTGTACTCCGATCAGCTTGCAGGCCGCCGTTACAGGGAGGTCCAACTCCTGGACCTTTCTGTCGAACAACTCCTTCAGTGAAGGTTTGTCCTGCTGCATGAGACCATGCAGTAAGGCATCTATATCATCGAACCTATTGGCCATGTTACCCGTGAACATTGAATTTGCGTCATTGCAAAAGCAAATATAAGCCTTTGAACGCAAATACAAAGGTTTTGGGTGTAAAAATTGCGCCATTGCAAATTGGTTTTTGCTAATTACATGAGCTTTATTCTGCTACATGCATTGGCAATCAGCCTACGCCTGCTGTTCCTGCTAGGACTTCACACCGGTAATACACAGTCTGGGGCTAGCTGTTGGCACTTTTTATAAAGAAAGCCCCGACCTGTGTAGGTCGGGGCTTTCCTCAGTTCTACCCTATCACCTCGGTATGCACGCCAAACAGCAGGCGGCAGGCTAGGTCATAAAGCACAACCAGTAGCAGCCAGAGTAATGCCTGAACCCAGCCAGGCAGTGGGCGCCGGTAGCGCTGGCGGCGGCGGAAGAGCATCGGGTAGTAGCGCATCAGTAGTCGTCGGCACTTCTTAAATAGTTTAGGTAAAGATGCTGCATACAGTACTCGGCATCTTCCTGCGAGAATGTATCAAAACGGTGGCGTGCATATACCTCCTCTGCATACACCTCTTCCACCCAGCTGTCTCCGACCTTGTATTTGCCCGGAGGCATACCTGTGGCCTTTATCAGCACCCTTGCCTGCAGGGGGCCATTGGGCTCTCCTTCTTCTATTCGCGGGGTAAACGATACCTGGAGCGTGCCTTCGTCGAACTGGTAAACTTTTGGGGTTAGTTCTGCCATGATCCAACATACAAAAAAAGCCCGAACGCGGACAGCGTTCGGGCTTCTCTCGGTTTGGCTCGTCTCCCTCGGCTACCCATCCTGGGACTTGCCAGCGAAGTATAGGATGATTCACCGGCTGCGGAGCATGATGCTGGCTCAGGCCAACCCTTGCCGGCCCCGTGCGGGGCAGCAGCATGCTGAAAGGTACGGATTATCCGTATGGGTGTACACAAGAGGGAATGCCGGCTACGGCAATCAGGAAGATAGTGATCAGGACTCTTGCCCAATCAGGCAGCGGTTTGTCGTCTTCGTAGGAGTAGCGAGGCATAATCGAATATACAAAAAGCCCCGGCTATAGCATCCGGGGCTTTTGATTTTCAGGCCAGGGTATTCGGGCTGCCCATTCTCCCTAGCCGGCTCCGATTGCCGGCTGAGCCCGCCGAGTGGCGGAGAAAATTATTAGTAAAAAACAGCCAAAAATATTACTAGCCCGGCCGGGCCCATGCCGGCCACCAACTCCACACGCTGGCCTTTCCCCGGAGCATCCAGCCCCCTACCCCGCCGGCACCAATACACACAGCATACACCCACCAGGGCGTACCACCTCCTTTATTGGTAGCCTCGGCACTGGCGCCCGGCGCAGTGGCCGCAGCACCACCGCGCTGGCCTGCCTTGGTGTTATCGGTAGCCTGGTTGGCCGTGCCGGTCTGCACCGGGGCGCGGGCCTTGCCGGCATCCACGGCCGTGGCCTCAGTGCCGGTGGCCATGGTGCCGGGCTTGGTGGCCGTAGCCGCCGTGTTGCCGGTACCAGTCTGAATGATGACCGTGCTTTTCTTGCCGAAGGTGTAGCCAGGCACAGCGGCCGCCGGCTTCTTGGCAGGCAGCAGGCCAAAGAGCCGGCGCTTTGGCAGCGAATCGGGTAATGCCACGTAGTTGCCACGTATTCCAGGGGTTTTCGTGGACATTTGCCGGTTGTCATCCTGAGCAGCACGAAGGACCTTATCGGAGCCAGCGCAGTTGGCCAGCACCAGGCAGAGGAAAAGGAGAAGTCTCATAGCGGTTGAAGGGGAACAGTTTGGCCGGCTAAGGCATGAGTACAGTCATTCAGAAACTCAATCTTTCCATCTGTCACGAAGGAGTGGCAGATGTAGCAGGTGGGCGCGCCACTATCCGGGTTTTCGCGGTGGTAGTCACACCAGCACCGGCCATCCTTGGCGGTGCCACCGGGCACGTAGTGGCCGCTGCGCACCAGCACCGAGGCCCGAATCGTCGGCTTGTCGGGCGGCCCGCTCAGCGTCCAGCAGGCCCCGGGATTCGCGGGGTTGGTGTTGATGCGGTGGCTTTCTTTACAGCCAGGGCAATGGAAGAGGTAGTAGCCGGGCGTGTTGCTAATCGGCAGGATGACGGGCTCATTCATAGTTTGGCGTGTAAGAGAAACCCGAGGCCGAGCCAGAGCACGCCGGCGGCGGCCATCACCCAGCGGGCAGTACCGTCGAAATCCCAGCGGGCGGTGGTCGTCGAGGATTGGTAGTTGAAGCGGAACACCTTCCGGGCCCGGGCTACCGTCTTCTCCCGGATCAGCACCCGGCCGAAGTTGTAGCACTCATTATGGAAGAGGGAGAAGCTCAGCGCCGCGGCCGGGATGTTCCAGAGCACCCAGGCCAGGCCCAGCGGCACCCCTTCTATTTCACCCGGGCCGGCCAGCAGCGCCTCCACGGCCGCCGCGACGGCCGCCAGCACAGCCAGCGCCCGGCGCGTGAGCAGGGGCGCATGCTCGTTCCAGGCGAAGGATTCCGCGCCTTTGCCACCGTAGAGCAGCGCGTCGCAGAATCCGTCGACCAGGGCAAACAGGTTGTAGAGCAGCCAGAACATCAGCGCGGACGGGCTTTGCCGTTCAGCCGACCGGGCCGCTGGCGCCAGTCGGCGTAGCCGTTGCCGATGTTGAGCAGGGCGACGAACACGAAGCCCACCAGGTAGGCCGTGCCCTCAATGGAGCCGTAGTCGCTGGACTTAGCGGCGTGGCGCCACCACAGGCCCACGGACACGAGCAGCAGAAACAGGAAAATGCGGGCAAACCAATTTTTCATAGTGGTAAGGGTGAAATGGAAAAGAATGTGAGTAGATGTGGGCCTAGCGGATGGTGAGCAGCACACGCTCTTTCTTGGTCGCCGCCTCGATTTTCTTGAATAGCTTGTCAAATGCCACCCGGCTGTTGGTCACCATATCCTTGCCGGCGCCAGTACCAGGCAGCAGGCAACCCTCGGTATCGGTGGCGTAGTTGCCCGGGTGAATCCGGACGCCCGCAAAGCCGGGCACGTTTAGCAGCAGGGGTAGCTGCTTTTGAAAGCGCGGGCTGAAGCTGATAATCACCTGGTAGGTGCCGGCGGGAATGGCTGTTTTGCCGAAAACTTTGGCGGCCCCGGCGGGTCGCACCACGTCCTCAATGCCGTAGCATTCAAATACCCCGTTCACGAACCACTCGGATAGGGTGCTCTGGGCCGTGCTGGCACGGCGTTTTACTTCAATGGTCATAGGACAGGTGTTGGTGCATCCGGGGTGGATGCGGGTGTAGAATCGGGAGCCGGCTCAGGGGTTGGCTCCTTCTTCTGGATGTGGTCCACGATGTAGGGCCCGAACTTGGAGGCCAGCAGGCCCATGATCAGCTTCGGCAGGCCGCCCTCGACGACTTTCAGCGCCACCATCTTGGCCACCAGCTTGCGCAGCTTATAAGTGAAAAGCCAGGCGAATACCACGTCGGCGGCGTAGGCATAGTACTCGTAGGAGTTGATCAGATTCTTGATGCAGGTGAGCACCAGCAGCGTGCCCACCACCTTGCCGAAGGTGCGCTGCAGCTCCTCGAATTTGAAGTGGCCGCCCCGCAGCGTCACGTCCACCCGGTAGCCGTACCAGGCGTTGAGCACGTCCAGGGCCAGGAGCAGCACCATGGCCAGCGGCGGGCTCCACACCCACTTGGTGCAGAAGGCCACCACGGCGGCCAGCAGCGTACCGCTGATCTGGATTTTCAGGAGCGGTAGCGAGTAGGCTTTCAGCCCGTAGGCGGAAGCCAATAAGTCCTTCGGCCCGCGAAACCCGAGCAGCTTGTAGAATTCAATAAAGGAGTGGCGCACGGGGTTCACGGTGGGAAGGTTAGATCTTGTCGAAAACCCCGCGTACCACGGTGCTTCCGTTGTTGGGCATGGCCGCGCTGATGCGCCATACCTTGCCCGAGCCGCTGAGCACCTGGTAGTCGCCGTTGGCCAGCCAGGGCGTGGTGCCGGTGCGGATGGTGCAGTCGGAGAGGCGGATGGTCTGGGTCGCGGTCCAGATGTCGATATCCAGGTCACCCTCGTAGGTGAGTTCCACCGTCGAGGCGTCGATGTACTGGAGCTTCAGGTTCGGCCGGTTGAAGCTCACCACCCAGCCCGTAGCCGTCAGCTCGTCGATTTTCGTGCGCGTAGCCGCGTCCACGATGCCGGCGTTATGAATCCGGCCGGGGAAAGCCGTGCTGCCGGTCTGCGGATACGGGAAGGCCAGCTCCCCGCCTTCCAAATACAGGCGCTTGGTGCCGGCAATCCGGCTGGCCCGGTTGGCGTGTAGGGCCGCTACCAGGTCGCGCTGCTCCGCCCCCGATAGGGCTGACACCCGCAGGCGCAGGTCGTTCAGGCTGAGCGCACTGCTGGCCTGGGTAATCAGGCTGCTGATGCTGCCCGATTGCAGGCTGCCCTGGGCGCTGCGGTTTAGGTCCAGCAGGCGCTGGGTCGTGGGGAAGGTGACCGTACGGTTGCCCAGGTCGTTGGCGTACAAACTCTGCAGGCCGCTGGCGCCCGTCACGTTGAGCGAGGTAGTGGCCGCGGTGCCACTCGTTTGCCCCGTGGTGTTGCCGTCGCCGAAGTAGAGGGTCCGCAGGCCCGTAAGCCCAGCGGGTACAGTATAGGAGCCGGCCAGCTTGTTCACGTCGAGGCGCAGCTGGTTGAGGCGGGCCACCGTGGGCCAGGCTACAATCGACTCGATCTGGCTTTGCTGGGCAAACACGTTCACGCAGTCCATGCCCGAGAAGTCCACATTTTTACCAATCGTGGCCGTGGGCACCCAGAAGCGCATCTGCAAGCTGGTGGCCGTGCAGATGACTTTGTTGAAGGGGGTGTTGTCCAGGTTCAGGGTCGCCAGGTTCGGGAACTGCGCGAAGCTGGCCACGCCGGTGCTCTGACCCTCGGTCGTGATACCCTGGGTGCTCAGGATGCGCAGGATGGTCAGGTCGGTCGTGTTGCGCAGGTAGAGGATGCAGGTATGCGGGCCGCCGGCGCTGAAGGTCTTGACCATGTTCGTGCCGCTGGTGCCAGCCAGGCTGGTGCCGTCATCGAATACCAGGCGCATAGGCTGGCCGCCCAACGTGGTGGCGTTGACCGTCACGGAGGTACCCGGAATGGTAAAGACCAGCTGCGGTTTCAGCCCGTCTCCCATCAGCATAAAGGCTCGGCGGCGACTCATTAGCTGTACTGCGTTATTTTGGTTTCGATGTTGTTCACGTCCTGGAAGTCGAACATGATCATGTTCATCACCGAGGCCACGATGCTGCCCCCGTCCAACACCTTGAAAATGGTGCTACCCAGGGAGGTGGTGCCGGCCGGGGGCGTCCAGTACAGCTTGACAATCGGGCCCACCTTCGCCCCGGTTAGGTCGAAGCTGAAAACCCCGGTCAAGGGAGTGGCCTTGGTGCCATAGTTGGCCTCTGCATCGAACTTCACGGGGAAGGCTGTGCGCTGAGCAAAGGCATCCTGCTTCGCATTCCAGGTGGCCTTTTCCGTGTCCGAGACAAACCGCCGGGTAGTCGATTCCGTGACGTTGGCCGCCGGCATGTTGCCCGTGTGGTTGGCCCGCTGGATGGCGTACGCCTGCACCGCCGCGTCCTTCGTATCCATCAGGGCCGCGGAGGCCGCGTCCGTGATGTTCTGCGTGGCCGTGGTGCTGATGGTGATGGTATCGGCCGCGTCGTTGACCGCAATGCTGATGTTACCAATGCCCACCAGGGCAATGCCCATGGCATCCCGAACGGCCTCCAGGTCGGTGGTACCCCCGCCCCCGCTGGCCGCAATGGTCAGGGAGTTGGTGGCGTCGTTGTAGTTAAGCGTGATGTTGCTGCCTGCCCCCAGCAGCGCGGCCACGGCATCCTGCACCGCCTCGGTGAAGTCGGCTACCTGCGCGGCGGTAAGCGTCTGAAAAGCGCGGGAGGTGCCGTCCGGCTGCACTAGCAACGCCTGCCCGGCGGTACCCCCGCCGGGCACCAGGAAGTTCTCGGCTATTTGGTCATCCCGGGTCAGCACCGGGTTCAGCCCGCTCAGGGCATTGGCATTCTGCAGGCCGGCCAGCAGGTTAGCATCAAGGCCGGAGCCACTGGCGCCTGGGCGGCGGTCCACTATCGTAATGCCCGGGGCGTTGAAGGTAGCCGAGGCATTGTCGTAGAGGTACACGGTACCCGTGCCCGTGCAGGTGTCCACCACGGAGGAGTCGAAGGCGTGAACCTCCGAATCGCTCATCGCTAGGCCAATCAGCTGGCTCGTGCCGCGCAGGGTAGCCTTCAGAGCATCGTTGGTGATGAGCGAGCCCAGGTGCTTGGCAATGACGAAGTTTTCGACGGTGAGCCCGTCCGCCAGTTCAAGCTCCGCGCCGCTGCCTACGTAGAGCAGCGCCCCGCCCCCTTCAATAACGGTATCCGAGATACTGCGCACCCCAGTGAGCAGGTTCTGGTACTGATTGAAAATGAAGCTACCCCCACCGTTTTCGAACGCCTCCGTTACATTGGCAAAGCCCTCCAGGCCAGTGCTCTCACGCTTTACCACAGGAGCGCCCAAGGCCAGTGCCTGCGACTCTTCCAACGCATCCAAGCGGTCCTCGGCGCCTTGCACCCGCGCGGTGAGGGCTGCATCGTCATAGCCGCTCCCGCCGGTTACCTCGACCCAGTTGGCGTTGTTCTTCAGCGCGGCAATCTTCTGCGTTGGGGTAAGCGTAGCCCAGGTAGGTATTTGCAACTGCCACTTCTGCCCGTTGTCGTAGGTAACGGTCATATTGACCGTGCGCAGGCCGGAGCCATTGCCGTAAGCGTTGAGCTTTTCCTCGGGGTCGATGCCGAGGGCATTGCGAGCAGCTTGATCCTTTACGGGCTTGTCCCACTCGCTTTGCCGGGCCCACACCGAGTTCTTGCCATTGTCTACCGAGGTAGTAATGGTGTCGAAGGTTACGTCTCCTGAAGGATGTGCCATAGCTTAGGAAAGGCCGAAAGTGAACGTGCCCGTATTGAGCGAACCCGCTACCCAGAGGAAGGACTCGGGCGTGTTTTCGCTGTTTGTGAAGGTGAAAGCCGCGTTGCGGAAGTTGTTGTTAGCCCGGCCGCCTACCGTGACAGTAGGCACCCCGGCTGAGGCTCGGTAAGCGAAGACCGGGTATTGATTGGCCAGGGTGATGGTGCGCAGCTGGCTGCGGCTCTCGCTGAACTCCTGCGTTACCAGGGCTTTGAGCGCCGCAGAAAGCTCGGCGGCGCTCATGGTGGCCGGGTCGGTACTCAGGGCGCCCCAGAAGCGCTTGCTGCTGTAGTCCACCTGGATGGTGCGGCTCACTTTCGTGCCATCCGCATCCGTTACCTCCATCGTGTAGCTGGTGTCGGTATCGGCTGCCGTGTTCACGTTCACCGTACCTGAGAGCTTCGGGGTTCCATCACCGTTGAGCTGGATTACCCCGTTCACCTTCACCTGCGCCACGTTGATGGCCGGCGTATTCACGCCGGCAGCGGCCTGGAAGGACAGGGCAACGGCCGTAGAAGCGCCGTACTGTCGGGGCGTGTTGGAGGCCGTGAAAGCCTGGATAACCGGCGGGTTCTCCGGAGCCAGCAGTTGCTTGAAAGCAAGGCCGGTGGCATCGTTCACCACTTCCACGATGTCACCAATGGCATACCCACCCAGGGCCCGCGTAACGGGGAAGGTGATGGTATCCGAAGCCCCGCCCACGCGGGCAGTCGTTGTGTCGGTGACCAGGTTGTAGGCGACCACGACCGGGCTTGTATCCGGGTCGAGCACGCCTTCAGGCCAGAGGCTCACGTTGCTCAGGCCGCCAATAATCAAGTCCGGCAATGCCGTCGTGTCGGGTGCGCGCCGGCCGGTGATGCGGTAAATAACAGCCGGGTTGAGTTGCTCATCTCCCTGCAGCTGCTGCATCTCCTCCACTGTCTTGGCTTGGTATAGGTCACTGCGGACAGCGCGTAGCACCATTTCCACCGTCCCCACCAGGTCCTGATCAGCTGGATCTGGGGTATCAAGCGTCCGCAGCACGGCGACGTAGTCCGTCGGGAGCAGAAAGGGGGTAGTTTTAAAATTAGACGTCTTGCGGCCGGGCAGGAGCATACGAAAGAAGATTAGATGCTGCGGAAACGCCGACGGTACACGCGAGACGCGGGGCCACAGGTCGATTCGGTTTTGTAGGTGGGCAGGAAGCGCATGAGGCGGGCCAGCATCGCCTCGGTCTTGCTTTCCGCGCTGGCTAGTAGCTGGGCGCGTTGGGCGGGAGAAGCCGGCATGAACGTGCCGCCCGGGTCGGTGGGCACCGTGAGCCCACCTTTGACCACGTTGATGCCGAAATCACTCAGAAACCGGGCGTAGGCAGCGTGTTGCCAGTAAGGCAGGGCGAAGCTGTAGGCGAGGGTTATCAGGCTCTCGTACGCCCACAATTCCGTGGTCACGGGTTCAGTTGGCGGCGCCAGCAGTGGGGCGTCTACCAGGGCGCGGAATACGTGGTCACGGCGGCGCACCAAGTCATTCAGCAGCACCGAGGGCAGCTCAATATCCGTTGCCTCCCTTACCGTGAAGGCCGGCAGGTTCTCCACGGCTTCGAGCAGCTCGTACCCGAGTGCCGGCTCCATATCGAGCAGGCGCGCATCCTGAATGAAGGGCTGCAGCTGCCGGGTCTCGATGGACTTGGAGGCCGTGAACCGGGTAAAGAAATCGGCGACTAGGGGCTTCATGGCTGGGTGTTGGGTTGGGCGGCGGGTTGAGCAGGGGCAGCACTCGCCAGAATGCCATACTCCACGGCCAGCTTGCGCTTTTCTTCCTCGGTGAGCACGGCCATCAACTCCGGTGGCACGAAGCTGATCGGGCGCTTATTACCGATGGTGGCGTTTTTCGCCTGTGGGAAGAGTTGGCAGAAGCCGCGGAATAGTTTGCGGCGCAGCGGCATCAGGTCGTCCTGGGTCAGCTCCACGGCGTTCAGGATTTCCTGCGCGGCCCCGAGCTGCCCGGCCTTGGCAAAGCCCGCCAGAATGGGGGGAATGCCGATGTGGCGGCAGACCGTTTGGCCGATGGCTTCCTTCTTCTCGGAAAGCCACTTCAGGTCCACAGTGGTATTCATGGGAATCCAGACCGGAACGGTTTCCTTGGTCTTCACATCCAGCACCATGATGCTCTTGCGCTTCACGCCAGCCTGCTTTGCCCCGTTGCCCGTGAATAGCTTCAGCTCGTCGTCGGTGCGGTCTTCCTCGGTTTTGCCTTCCCCGTCCGCCGTGGTGCTTTCTTCCCCGATCATGGCCAGCATGCCCTTGGCGTTGAAGCCGCCATCGACCTCATCCAGTTCGTAGCGCGCGTAGGAAGCATCGGCGAGTACGTCCTCCAGGCCCGCCCAGTGCGGCGGCAAGGGGTAGTCCTTTTCCCCTGCCTTGGAAATGTAGACGTACAGAATCTGCCCGGGCTGGCCTTTCTTGGGGCCGCCGGGCTTCTTATCGTCTATGGGCTCCTCCGCCGTTTTCAGAATGGCCTCGATGGTTTCGGGCCGATTGTCGAAGGCTTGGTGCTCGGTGGTGTCGGCGGCCTTGAAGCCCTTGCGACCGAATTTGTGGTTGAGCAGAAAAGTACCCTTGTCGGTTTTGCGCACCGAGGGGAAAGGCAGCAGGTGTATCTCGCCGATCTGCTTTTCCAGGTTGTAGCGCACCAGAAAAGCCGCGCCGTTGAAGTAGCTGCCGTCGCTGCACTCCTCCGCCCACAACTCGCCCAGGGTCTTGCCGGGCTGGCCGGGCACTTCCTCGTCGGCCAGGACTTGCGGCAGGCCCATGCCTTCCAGAAAAGCAGACCGCTTCTCCAGGCACCGGTAGGCGGTACCGGAATTTAGGGCTGCTTCCAGGGCTACTTGCGGGGCCGTGTTGCCCTGCCCAAAGGCAATGCCCCTGCCACCCCACACGCCACCCGTTATCACGGCCCCGTCCTTGTGCGGGACGATGTCGGAAACAGGTGCATCGGGGGCCAGATTGAGAAAGCCCCGCACGCGGGGTGCGCTGCGGGGCTTTCGTGGCGTGTCGGCCTGGTTGGTGGGCTGGGTCACAGCGGGTTATTTTTAAGCAGTGGCACGTTTCGCCTCAATGGCTTCGGTGAGCTGGGCTTTGGTGAGGTCTTCGGCCGGGGCTTCCCCGATTTCGGCCTCGTAGGCGGCCCGCAGCTCCGACTTATTCAGGTGGCTCAGGGCGGGCAGCGCGTCATCATCCTCCGTCGGCTCCGACGCGGCGGTCGGCTCCTGGTAGTCGGGGTTTTTCTCGATCAGATGGCCGTAGCCATGCCGGCGGAGCAGCGGCTCGTCGGTGTCGGCGAAGTTGTTGATGCCCACAACCCGCGTTTCGGGGTCGTTGAGGATGGCGGTTTGCTTTTTGAAGCTCTGCTTCCAGCGGAATTTGCCCGTAGTAGCCATAAGTTGAGAAGAGTAAGGTGGGTGCGGCTCCCGGTCGATGCCGAGGGCGGCGAATTGTTCGACTTCGGTGAGCAGCTCGTACCAGTGGCAGGCCGTGCAGGCCCGGGCGTAGCCCGTGATGTCGTAGTAGAGCTGCTGCAGTTGGGCAATGCCTTCGGCCGTGCCGGGCCGCCCGTCAAAGGAGCGGGCCCGTTCGAGCAGGGAGGCCACTTACGCGCCTACCAAGTCATCCAGGAACGCCACCGAAGCGTCGATACCGGACAGCGCAGGCGGGCCGACCACGTTCGGCGCCTGGAACAGCACCGGCAGCTTTGACTCCGAGCCCTGGAACTCGAAGAGGAAGGTGTTGTCGTCGCCGAGGGCTACGCCGGTGCCACCTTTGCCGGTAGCAGGCGAAAGGCCCAGGTCCAAGCCGTAGATTTCAATCTGCGAGGCGTTGGTAGGCAGGAAAACAACGAGGTCTTCCACGTTGGCCAGCGCCTCAATGGAGGTGCGCTCGACCTGGGTGTCGTGGTAAAGGCGGTCGGTTACCTTGTGCAGGAACGTGCGCACACCCGTTGCCGAGGTTTGCAGCTCATAGTCGCCCTTGTTCTGGAACTTGCGGCCCCGGTGCTTTTTCAGGGCTCCGGTGGTCACCGTGACACCCGTTACCGTGCCATCAGTGGCGCGTGAAACGGACGTGATATCCGCTTTGCGAACGGTGTAGAGGAAATCCCGGGTGCCACCCGGCTTGTTCAGGGCCTCGCAGGAAGGCAGTAGGCTGGAGAGATTGAGTGCGCAGGCGGACATAGGGAAAGCAAGTGAGAGGTGAAACACTTAACCGGCCCCACCCGAAGGCAGGCCGGTAGAGCGGTTTCTAGTAGGCAACTACCAGCACGTCCCCGTCCACGTACTGGGTACCCAGCTTGTAGCGGATGCGGATGTTGTTCAGGTCGGTGTCGTCCGAGTACCATGTCTTCATGGTCTGCGACTCCTGAATCGTGTCAGTGCCCACTTGGAAGCCACCGTCCACGATCAGGTAAGCCCGGCGCTTGAAGGTGCGGGGGTCGCCAGCGGCATAGGGCGTGAGGGCCCGCTGCTCGATGAGCTTGTTCTTCACGACGAGGATGCCGTTGAAGCGGATTTCGCCAGCACCGTCGCGGAAGATGTCGTAGGCTTTCTCCAGCGTAACGCCGGGGTTGCGCAGCGAGGCTTCCAGGTTGGCGTACAGCGAACGGCTCAGCACGAAGCGCTTCTCGCTGTCGTCTACCTCGTCCATCAGGTCAGACTGGCCGTTGTAAAGGGCCGGCAACAGCACATCGCGGGTGTAGTGCTCCGGTAGGGCGGCAGCTTGGTCAATCGTCACGGCGCGCACGATACCATCAGGGTCGGCGGCATCGGCATTTTTCAGCCCTACGCCGGTGAATACCTTTTTCCAGAAGCCATCCTGCGAGGCGAGGGTCGCCTTCAGCATGTAGAGCTGGTAGGCGGCCTTTTCGGCCGACGTGGCTTCGGGGCCGGGGGTGGCGGGCTTTACGCCGGGGTTGATGCTGGTGTCGCCAAACTGCACGATGGTCAGCATGTCGCGCTTCCAGATGTTGCTGTACAACTCGTTGAGCACGTCCTGAATCAGCGTGCCGTCCAGGTTGTTCACGTCACCACCTTTCTTGCGGTACAGCTCCCAGAAGGTGCCGCCGAAATCCTCGGCGCAGATTTCGTCCCAGATTTGCATGTTCTCCACCTCCAGCCACTTCTCGCGGGCAATGAGGCGGCCGGTGTTGGTTCGCTCCCCGCAGCCAGTGCGCTTGCGGGTGATGTTCTCCTGCGCCGAGAGCAGGTACATCTGCTCGCGCACGACCACGTCTTCACGCACGGTGAAGCCAAGCATGGCCAGGTCCTGGGTGTTGAACACCCCGCGCTTGATAACGTCGCCGGGGGTATCTACCTGATTGCCGGCGTAGGTTGCTGATTCGATGTAAACGGGAATGGCCATGTGCGTTTAGGCTTGAGTGCGAATGGGAAGAGAGAGGAATATCTGAGCCTCAGAAAGGGCGGCGCTGCGTTTAGGCTTGCGTGCGAATGGGCAGCGAGTTTTGAGCAGCAGGCTTGGCGCTGCCGGTTTTGATGGGCAGGCTGTTGGTGGAGCCGGGAGGCGTGGGGTTGCCCGCGCCGGGCACCGTCTTGAGCTTGTTCTGCAGGGCGCGCACTGTGTTGGTGGCGTTGGTTACCTCGTTGGTCTTTGCGGCTACCTCGGCCTCCAGCTCCGCAATGCGGGCGTTGGCGGCTTCCAGGTCGGCGGTGTTGGTGGCGCCGGCGTTGTTCTCGGGAGCCTCCGTGATGGAGGTAATGGCACCAGCAGCCACGGCAATGGTGCGACCATCGGCGAGGGTGTAGTCGCCATCGGCGGCCACCGTGGTCATGGCCTCATCCGTGTACACCAGGTCGCCCTGGGCAATGTCGTCGCCGGCAGCGTCCACGTAAATGGAAGTGCCATCAGCGAGGGCAACGGTCATGTTCGTCGTAGCCGAAGTTTCTTCGGCCGCTTCGTTGCGCGGCAGGAAGAAGGCTTTGGCCGCATTGATAAACTTATCAACGAGGCGTTGTTCGTCAGCGGGCGTAATAGCCATGTTCTGCGGGGTTTGTGGAGGTTTGAAGTAGTTGATGACCTTCTCAGCTCCCGCAGGAGCTACCAGTTCGCCGCTGGTTTTGGCCGTGGCGAAGCCAGCGGCAACGGCTTCATCGGCCGTTATCCAAGCATCTGAATTCATAAAGGCCTGGGCTTGCTCGGCACTCATGCCGCCCCGGGAGGCGTACACACCCGCTATCTGGTCCTGGATTTTATCCAGCGAGTTGGCGGCCGTGCGCATGTCGTCGGCGTTGGCGTAAGCCCCCAGGTCGCACATGGGCTTGTGGGTGAAGAATTGGCTGGCTTCATCGGTGTAGCGCTCATCCCCGGCCAGGTACACCAGCACGGCAATGGAGGCGCACAGGCCGTGGCTATAGCTTTTCACCACAACGCCCTGCTTGGCCAGGCCGCGCAGGTAGTTGTAGATGGAGTAACCCTCGTAGACCTCGCCGCCGTAGCACTTCCAAAAGTGCAATTCAACGACCTCGGGCAGCTGCTGCTCCAGCGAAGAATCAAAGGCACTATACCCTTCACACAGATAACGAACCTCCATCAGGGTAGTCCCCCAGAAGCAGTCCCCGCTACCTATCGTTTCTCCAAAATTTACCTTTGCAACATGCATAGGGTAAAGATGCAGTGCCCGAATAACTAGCGGGGTAGATTTGCCACAAATTGCGGCATAAACTATACCCGTTATGACTGAGCAGAAGAAGCCCATGCGCGACCTGCGCATCAAGGTCACCTCAGAGATATATGAGGCACTGGAAAAGCTCAAAGACGATGAGGGCCACACGACCCTGCAGAGTTTTGTAGCCCCAGTAGTCAACGCGTTGGGCCGGGGGGAAATCCACCGGACCTACCGTACCAGCGGCCCGACCGTAGGCGGTAAGCCCTGACACTTGGCCGGCGTTTTGCTACATTGCCGGCCATGAAACTCCTGGTACTGCTCCTGCTACTATTCCCGACTGCATCCTTCGCGCAGACGTGGCAGAACCCCTTGCCCCTGGATTCCACTACGCACCAGATTACATACTCTGGTGTTGTGCAAGTAGCTGGGGCCACCCAGTCGGAACTTTACAGCCGGGCCCAGGAATGGCTGCTGGGCTCTTTTAAGACCGGTAAAAGCAGCATCGTCACGCAGGACGCGGCCAGCGGACGCTTGATAGCAGAGGGCTTCAGCCCTTTATTTCTCACCCAAGCCGGGCTTGCGCTTGAGCATCGGTTGTGGCGCACCATCAAAGTGGAAGTAAAGGATGGGCGCTACCGGTATGAGCTGGCGAACTATGCCATTTCCCGAGTGCCTGTCAATGCGCAGCAGCCAGAGGCGCCGGGCAAAACCTCACTGGAAACCATGTATGACCCCGCCCGCAGCGTGTACATGACGAAAAAGGGCCAGCCGAAGCCAGCCCTTTTGAAAGCCACTGAGTCTATCGATGAGGTTAGCCGCCAGCAGGTAGAAGCGCTGAAGCAGGCCATGCAGCAATCAAAGAAGGACTGGTAGTTACTTACCTAGCGTGATTTTATTGGTGATGATTGCTTTGCGCTGCTGGGCATTGGTTACGTCGCGCACCTTTACAAAGACGGGCTGTTGGGCCATGGCCCGGGCCAGTTCGGTGTAATCAAGTCCCGACACGGCCGCCGAGGCTGCTCGCTGCGTTGCTCCCCCATCGGCAATACCAGGGGCAAGCACCCCGCCCCCAGTAGCGAAAGCAGTTTGTGGTAGCAGCGCCTGCAGGGAGCTGAGCGGGTGCTTGAATTGCGCCCGCATGGCTTCAACGGCTTTGTGGCCGCCAGCATTCTGAACTTCTTGTGCCGTCCAGACGTGCTCCCCGTTGCTGAGTTTATACCGAGGGGCTCCACTGTAGTTGCCCGGCCCGTAGGCTGGTATGCTGTCAGACGTGCCGGTGCCAGGGCCTTCGATGCCGCCACCCGTGGCAAACTCGGTCTGCGTTCCGGCCGATATGGCGAACTTGGCTGACTCAAAGGCCGCCACAATCAGGCCATTGATGAGCGCTGCCTTTAGGATGCCCGCCGTGCCATACGTGGCGACAGATTCCGGGCTGGCTAGGGAAGCGGCTGTAGCGGCGGCCTGCTGCGCCAGCACTTGCTTTTCCAGCGCATCCAGGATGAGGACGATAAATTTACCCAGGAAGCCCTGCAATGTCACTCCCTGCTGGCTGAGTGTGTCGGCAAACAGCTGACCCATTGCCTGCCCCAGCGCCACGGCGGTTTCTATCCGCTTCTCTGTTTCGGCCTGTACCTTCTCCGTTACGCGGCCTTCCTCAGCAATTTCCCGGTCTGCCCGCTGCCCTACCAGTTCGGCTGTGCTTTTGTTGAACTTCTTCTGAATCAACTCCCGGGCTTCAAAGGAGGACATATCCAGCAGGTAGAGCGCCTTCTGGTACTCCTCCTCCGTTATTTGGCCTGTGGCTTTGTCCTTTTCGATGGCGCGTTTGCGGCCCGCAAGAAAGAAGTCCAGGTCGTTCAGGCTCTGCTGGTACGCGCGCTCCTCCTCGGCCAGCTTGTTGGCTGCTACCTTGATGTCATCCTCCAGCTGCTTCTCGGCCTGGGCCTCCTTTAGCTCCTGCAGGCGCTTTTCTTCCTCGTAGGAGGCCAGCATGGCTTCGTCCAGCTTGTTGCGCGCCTCCTTCTCCTTCTCCATCCCTTCCTTGTTGAGGGCGAAGCGGTTCGTGATCAACTCATTCTGTTTCCCGGCGGCATCTTCGAGAATGTCGGATAGTTCGTTCTGGGCCTCCTTATACTCGCGCAGCTGCTCCAGCGACACCTTGTCGAACCCGCCCCGCTGGTCTATTTCAGCTTTAAGGATGGCAATACGGCGCCGGGCCAGATCGGCCAGGGTCTTTTCCCGCTCCAGCTCCTTGGCAAATGCATCCTCGTTGGCCTTACGGCGCACGGCCAGGCTGTTGGCCTCGTTGTCGCGCACGTTTTTCAGGCGCTCCACTTCGTTGAGCAGGCGCTTGTTCGTGTCGATGTTGTTCACGGTGTCGCGGTCCAGCTGCTGCCGGGCTTTGCTCAGGTCACCGGCCAGCTTCACCTCCCGCTCGATTTCGTCGCCGATGCCTTTGAAGGCGCCGGTGGCGGTCTTGGCCGCCTGGGCAAAGTCCCCGCTGAGCACCTGCATGACGGCCTTGCCGACTACCCCGAGCCGGTCAATCACCACGTTGATGGTCGCCTCCACCTGGGCAAAGACGTTTTCCACCAACCGGGTACCCTCGGCCGTGCGAGTCAGGTAGGTATAGAGTGTACCCAGGGCGGCGATGATCAGGAAGATGGGCAAGGCCAGCATAGCGACCTTCAGCACGTTGGTGGCCGTGGCCGTGCCGCCGAGGGCCGTGCGCGCTAGCCCCTGCGCCTGGGTGAAACGCTCCTGTAGCCCGGTAACCCGGCCCACCGCGCCACCAAGAGTATCACTACCCTTGGCGGCCTCAACGAGAGCCGTGCCGAACTTCTTGGTTTCGACGGGGGCCTCGGCTAGCTTCTTCTGCGTGGCGGCCAGCTTGAAGCCAATACGTGAGTAGGCATCCGAACTCTCGTCCAGGTTCTCCTGCTCCTTTTCGAGCCGAATGATTTCCTGCACCACGGGCCGGATGCTCTCGCCGTACTCCTTTACCTTGGCTTCGGCCTGCTCGAAAGACAGGCCGGATTTCGCACCGGCTTCCCGGACGGCCTGCGTAACAAAGCCTATCTGGGTGGTAATCTTTTTGTATTCCTCAGACCCCTCCCCTACGGCCTTCTGCTGCTCCTGGAGCTTCACCAGCTCCTGCACCAGTGGCCCGATGCTGCCGGCGTAGTTGCCCACGTTGCGGCGGAAGTCGCCCACGGCAAAACCGCCGGCTTTGAGCTCCTCATTCACCGCCAGCAACTCGGCCTGCAGGGCTTTGCCGGCGGCGGTGTTCTCGCGCTCCTCCTTGCCCAGCGCATTGTACTGCGCGGTAAGCTGGGCGGCCTTGGCCTTGAGCTGGTCGATGGAGCCCGCGGCCTCCTGGTTGGCTTTGGCAAAATCCCGGCTGGCCTTATTGAGAACGGCCTGCTCCTTCTGCAGGGTGCTAGCCTCATTTTTTAGGCGCACCTGTCCGGCGGCCAAATCGTCGGCCGAAATCCGTCCTTCCTTGAAGGCTTTGTTCAGGTCCTGAACGGCCTGCTTATTTTCGTTGAGTTGCTTTTGTAGCTCTACTACGCGCTTGTCGTTGTAGTCTACGTCCAGCTTTAGAAGTATCTGTTCCTGTGCCATTACGGGGCTTCGTTCAGGCGGGCTTCCCCGGCCTCGGTGAGTATTGCCTCGCCCGCCTCAGTGACGCGAACGAAAACTGGATCGGTATCAACTTCGGCCGGAATGAACAGCCCACTGTTGAGGCTGACCAAGGTGCATGCCACCGGGGCCGTGCCGCCAGGGTTGTATTGATCAATCAGGTTCAGGTAGAAATAGCCCTGGAGGGCTCCATACCCGGGGATGTGCGGCAGGTTCAGCAGGATGGGATAGGAGAAGTCCAACCCAGCAATGTCCACAGCGTTCAGGCGCACGTCCACCTCAAGTACCTGCACCCGGCCCAGCATTCGCTGCAGCATAGGGTAGTAAGCCGGCAGCAGGTCGGCGGCGAAGTCCAGCCCCACGGGCGTGATGGTGGTAGCCGGCAGAAACCCGAACCCTTCCACGCCCTCGCCTACCAGAATATCCCCCAAAGAGGGCAGGTCCGTTACCAGCGCAACCGTGGGCGAATCCTGCCCCGAGCCGTGCACCACTGATTCGCTGACGAGCTCCCAGACCGGGCCGCCCTCATCATCCGGCGGCGGGGTGCCCGGCTCCCAGACCATGAAGCGTATGGCTTTGTAGTAGCGGTTTTTATAGAACGTGTACCCACCAGGCTCCCACAACACCCCGGGCACCCAGAGGAGGCGGCCGATTTCAGATGCAAACTGACCGGTATAGGCCAGGGCCGTGGTTTGCCGGAGGGCCTGCCGCAGCAGGGGAAGCGCTACGGGTGCCGTGTAGCCTTCTGTCGTCCGTTCCAGCGTCGCGTCGGGAATAAGTAACGCCCCCTCACCGGTATATTGATCCGTTAAACTTGTCTCACCTGGGCTGTCGGCATAGGCCAGCGTTGTGCGTTGGGCGTAGTCGCCAAGTCGGTAGGATAGCCGGGGGCGGCGGGAGAGGTCGAGCTTGTAGGTCCAGTCCCGGGCCTGAGCGCGGCGCTGGTCCACGTCCTGCAGCAAGTCCAGGCGCACGGTGCGCGTGGCCATATCACACTGGAACAATGCCCCGAACTGCACCGCCAGCAGCTGTAGAAACTCCCCCTGGCTGATGTCGGGCAGGGAAGCATCCAGGTGTACCGGCCCTTCGGGGTACGCGCGGGGCAGCAGGGAAAAGACCACTTGCGCGCCGGGCTGCACGGTTACCAGCAGCCCGTCCTGGATGAAGAGCTGCACGGCTACCGTGCCATTGGGCGGCAGGCGGCTCAAGGTGGTATCCAAGACGACATTGCGGTAAATGAAGATGCCGGGGAGGTAGCCCCAGCCTTCCAGTACGGTCTGCTCCTCCCCGAGCTCGTAGTCCGAAATGACGCGGGCCGTTACCTTGGGCGCTGTGCTTTTCTTCTCATTGAAATTCGGCGCCTCAATACGCAGCACCATGCTCACCTGCACCCGCACGTCGCTGTACTCACCTGGCAGCTGGTAGTTCGTGGCCACGAACGGGAGCTGAATCAGTACATTGCCCGGGTCTACTACCTCATCCTGAAAAAAGACCACGGGGTCAACGTACCCATGCTCAGGGGCTCGGTTGCTTTGTGGGCTGTTCTTGAACGCGCTGGCTTTTCGGGCATCAGTGTAGGCTGGTCGGTGGTGCGGGCCCGGCGTGGCGCAGGGCAGCACATGGCGAATGAAGCGCCAGTCGCTGAGCAGGGTGCCGTTCATCGTCCAATCCGACCCCAGGGTCTCGCGCACTAACTGACGCAGCACGACAGCCGAGTATACGGCTGGGTTGAGTTCCGAGAAGTGAATGGTGTTACCTCCGTTGAGGTGGGTTGTGCGCTGGGTCAGGCGGCCATCGTCGTACAAGGGGTACAGGTAGCCCCTTTCGGGGTCGTGGGTGCCGCTGGCCTGCACCTGCGCGAACGTGAGCGAGTGGTCATAGGCAGACAGGTCCAGCTCCCGCAGGCCGCGGTCCTTCACCAGCGAGAAAAGCGCCCCCTCCTGCGACGTCAGTGTGACCTCGTACCCTTCCCCGGCACTTTCGAGAATGGCTATTCCCTCGAGCAGCTGCACATCGTTCTCCAGCAGCAGGGCCGGCAGCATCCGGTACGGGGTATCCGTGCCCGAATCCAGCACATGCGGCAGCCCCAGCACGCGCAGGTTACGGTTGGTTAGCGGGAGCGTGAAAGATTCGCTCAGGCTAGCTTCCCGGGAAGCAAAAGAGCCCAGGTCACTAGCTTGGTAAGATAGGGCCAGCGAGGCGTCATCCGGTAAGTCTACCCGCTGCGAGTCGAGGAAGAGCGTCAGCATTATTGCGTCTGGATAAGCAGCGGAGGATAAGCAAGGGTAACATCGACGAAGAAGAGTTTATCCGTCTCCTGGTACTCGCGGAAAGAGCCTTCCTGCACGATGACCGGGATGTAGGTGCCCAGCCCCGTGCGCTCGTACACCTGAATGCTGCGCCGGATGCCCCAAAGAACCTGTGCCTGCGTAAGGGTGAGCCGGTCACTGTAGAGCGTGGCCGTTGGCTGAACTACGCCCCGGCTCGTGTAGCGCGGGGCGTTCTGATAGTCGCGCACGACCGTTCCCCCCTGGGCGCTGACACCGCGCTCATGCTTGCCTAGCCAGAAGCCATAATCCCAGCCGCCTCGCTCGTTGAGCCAGAACAGCTGCCGGGCCGCGCAGGGCCAGGCCGTAGCACTCTCGGCTAAGGTGGCCGTGTTGACTACTTGCTGGTTTCCCCTGTCCAGATCCGTGCGCAGCCCGAGCGCGCCCACGGGCACGGAGGAGTAAGCGGCCGTTGAGAGCCGGTCATCATCGGCCGGAATGGGCACGGTGGCGTTCAGTACGTAGTGCGCCCGGGTAGTGCGAATGGGCGTACCCGTGGGCCCGGTGAAGTCCGGCAAGGCGCCGTAGCGGATGCGGTAGGTTACCAGCAGGTTCGGGTCGGCCCCTTCTACCGGGGGCTCAATCGAGAACTGCGCCTTCAGGTACTCGCTCAGGTTCAGCTGCACAGCGTCTCCGGGCTGCACCAGCCGCCGCAGGGAGGCAATGGGGTTCCAGGTAGCACCGGCATCGGGCGTGGTATCGATAACGAACAGCAGGGCCGTTTCCCCGGTCAGGGTAGCGGGGGCCGTGAAGTTCCAGAGAACGGGCAGGTGCACGGCATCGTAGCGGGGGAAAAAGACGCAGCTACCATCATCCGCGGTGGCTAGGACGTTGAAATTGTCTGCCTCAGGGTCAGTGCAGCCGAATAAGGGCACGGTGAATGCGACAGAGCCAACGCAGTTGTTTCGATCCCGAAATGCCAATGTGACCTGCTCTCCGGGCGGGAGTGTGTCACCGACCGGGGAGGGGAAAAAGACGCCATTGTAGGGTAGCCCATTTACGGATAGCTCAGCCTGCCCATCCCCGGCGCTCGTGGTGAAGGACACGACAAAGTCCACGTCGTCGCCGTTGGGCATGAAGGAGGGCTCGCCAATCTGCAGGTCGCACACCTGTGCGTAGGTAGCCACTATACCGCCTTCTCCATCGTGCATAATAGTGGCCACTTGGCCGACCTTGCCGGCAACGTAGCCCGGTTGGCCAACGCCTGGCACGGTGTAGGTATCGACGGCTACATCCGTGGGCCAGCTGAAGTTCTGCGGCGGCGCCGGCGCGCCGGGGTACCCTTGCGCGTAGCTTTCCGTGCGCGTTGTCGGGCCTAAACGTTCCTTGGTAACCGTATCCCACACGTAGGCAACCACCTCGTAGGTTTCGTTGTAGACACCGGGGTTTTGCGGGTCATTCTCCTGCGAAAGCAGGTTATACGTGGTAAGTAGCGGGGTTTGAGCCATGACGAGCCGTGTTCAACGCAAGGTCGCGCGCGCCCGTATGGCTGGCCCCAAAATGGGAGCAATTTGCGGCCAAAACTTACGCGGCCTGCAGTAGTACGCTCGTGACGTGCTCCACCAGCGCCGGCATCAGCTTGCGCTCCAGGATGCCGAGGGCGGGGCCGTTTAATGCGTCGGCGAGAATGCCGCTGGGCTGCTTCTGCTGGTGCAGGATGGTGCCCTCCCGCGCAATCTTTCGACCGATCAGGTAGGCCAGCGAATCAACGGACACCGCCCGCCCCTTGGCATCGGGCTTGGGAACAATCCCCTTGGCCCCAATCCATTCCTTGATGGCCAGCAGGCTGGGGAACTTGCCCGGCCCCCGGCCATACTCCAGGTGCAGGGCATAGTCGATGCCGTAGATGGTGAGCGTAAGCCCGTCCTCCCGCTCGGTGACCTCGTGGCGGATGGAGGCAGCAGACCGGCCGCTGGCATTCATGGCGCCAAACCGGGTAACCGCCTTGCTGCGGATGTTCTGCTGAATCAAAGAAACGGCTTCGGCCCCGAAGGTTTCCAACTCACGGACGACGAGGGGCGCGGCGAAGGTGGCCATTAGCAGTAGAGGGCATCAGCAGTGCGTGGTACCGTCAGCTGGAACGCCAGAGCCACGCCGGTGAGCCGGGCCTGCAGCACGCCCCGCAATTCTTCATCACGGGGGGCAGCCACTTCTACCAACGGGTTCGTATCGAGGATGCGCAGGAACCGGTTTTTGAGGGTGCGCATCTCGGCAATGGCTTCGTTCAGGCCGGGCCGGTCGTCGTTGTCGCCTTCCACGTCGGTAGCGAAGTAGAGCACGGCTTCGTAGCGTTCGGTCTTATCAGAGCCGCCGGGAATGCTTTTTAGCTCGAAGGCGTGAATCTGCGGCATGGGCTGGCTGTCATCCAGCGTAGCCTGCTGCTTCGTGCCGTAGCTGAAGAAGCCCGCCTGCGTATCCAGGTCAAGGCCCAGGGCGCGGGTGGCAGCGGATTGGAGGTAGGCGGAGGCGTTCATTTGTCGTGCTTTTTGAGGGCGTGTAGTTGTTGCTGGTATTCGTAGGTGTCACGCTCGTGCAGCAAGTGCGTGGCCACGGTATCGTAGGGCCACTGCGCCACTAAGTCCGGGGTAGTCCGGTAGTCCTGGGCGACGCGCTTGAGCACGTTGAAGTACTGGTACTTGTCGAACCGGTCAACTCCAGCGCGCTGGGCATCCTCCCCGGCGGGCGTATGGTCGGGCTCGGCCAGGGCCTGGTACTTAGTGGCCAGCCGCGCCAACTCGCTCAGGCTGTGGTGCACGGCCGGGTAGATGTCCGTGATGGGGTAGTTGAGGGCGCGCTCGGCCCGCGCGGCCGCGGCGGCCTGGTTAAACAGGCCCGTGCCCCCCAGCTCCTGCTTTCGCTGCACAAAGACCCCGTAAAGCGACATCAGGCACTCGTGCAGCGGCAGGCGGCCAAGCATGCTCCGCAGCAGCTCTACCTGCAGGTAGGTTTCCTGGCCCAGGTCGGCCGGGTATGGCAGGCCGCCGGTGGTCGGGGGCTCCGTGCCCTCGGTGATGAAGCTCAGCAACTCGTCAATCTGCGGGGTGAGCTCCACCATCCGCCCAACCAGTAGCGGCACCACATCGAACAGCAGCGGCGCGGGCAGGGCTGCCAGGGTGCAGTACTGCCGGGTGGTGACCTCGTGCCAGCCGGTAGGCAGCAGGAAGGGGCCGGTGCTATCGAGGAAGCGAATCATCGGCTACAGCTCCTCGAATTGAACGAGTAGCGTGAGTAGCACATATGGATTAGAAGCTACGCCCCAAGCAGCAACACTATGCTGCACATTAGCAATGCCAACGCCAGGGTACATGTCTTCAAGTTTATCCATTAACTCTCCGAATAACTTGGTTACGTCTTCCGGGGCGCAGGTGCCGGATAGCATTGCTCTTGCTGTCATTGTATTTTGCTAATTTGGTATATCCGAAGATACGACTTTTCTATCTGCACCTCAGCACTTTTACCACCGAGCGCGGGCCCGTGTCGGGGCCGGCGGGAGCAGCTCTAGAATCTCCCGCATGTACAGTGGGTCGGCGTAGTCAGGGGAGCGACCCAGGGCTTGCTTTTCGTCATCCTTCGATACGGCGGCCATCTTCCCATCTTCCCCGTCCTGGCGCTTCCACTGGCTGATTTCGTCGCTCACCAGCTCCCAGGCTTCAGCCCCCGGGTTTTCGATGAGCACCGAGCCGGCCACCATCCGGGCCGCCATACGAAACTTGCACTGCGACTTCAGGTTGTCGTAGTTCTCCGGTACCGCTACTAGGTTACCGGTTTTGGGGTCGAGCACCTTCTCGGCCTTGGGATCAGCTCGGGGGCGGCTGTTGGCAATAAACCCGACACTACCGGGTATCAGGTCACGCACGCCGCCGCCCACACCGTCATCATCGACGACTACCCGCTTCGGCGGGCACTGCCTCTCCCGCATGTGTTTCTTCACGGCCTCGGCCGATTCAGGCACCGATGCTCCTTTGAGCACCTGCAGCAGCTTGGCGCGCCACCCATCCCAGCCCCATATGACGGTTTTATCCGAGCCGTAGCGGGCCACGTCTACCGTGATGGCAGGCAGGCCACCGAGGGCGTGGGTGTTGTTTGGGAGCTGCACAACGTACTCGTAGGGCACCAGGGCCGTCGGATCGTCGTCGTACTCCCAGTTGCCATACAACAGGCGCTGCCGTTTACTCTCATCGGTGAGGCCTTCCAGGGCTTCGATGGCACCGCTCTCCCGGTTGGGATTGTCCGTTACCAGCGACTGCAGAAACTTGAGCCGCGGCGGCAACGCTGCTTTGCTGCTGGGCTTGTAGAACATGGTGTAGAGCCAGTTCTTCTTCGGGTTGCAGGTGATGAGGATGCGGCCCCGTAGGTTGTATTTATCATTTAATTGGCGGCCAACGCGGCTTTTCAGGGTGTCGTAGGCAGCGAAGTTCACCTCTCCACCCTCTTCAATCCAGCCGCCCGTAAACTCCACCGAGCCGTAGCGCTCATACAGCGGGTCGGATGGTTTGTGTACCAGCTCCAGCAACTGGATACGGGAGCCATTGGTGAACTTGAAGTAGTTGCGCTGGGCATTAAACCGGAAGTCGTCGGGGCCGAGGCCCAGCTGGGCCGCCACCTTGTAGAAGGTCAGGAAGGTGGACTGCATCAGGCGGTTCAACTCCTCGCGGCCAATAAACCAGCTCGTACCGGGGTAGGCCATACACATGATAATGAGCCAGGCGCAGCCCAGCCAGGACTTACCGCCGTTGGCGCCCCCGCCGAAAGCCAGGGCCGCGGTTTCAGAATCACTGAGTAACCGCAGCGCCTCCTGCTGCTTCGGACTCAGGCCGAGCAGGTCGTAGTACCCCTGCTTAAAGGCTCCGGCCAGGGCCCCGGCTCTACTCAGTGGAGGCAGCTGTGACACGAAGAATCTCGGCTAGGGTTTCTTTGCTCAGCTTGTCGTAGTCGACAGCCGGCTTAACGCTCAGCTCGCCCTGGTGCTCTACCTGCGTTTTCTCTACAAAGCCGCGCTTCTTGCCCCGAGTTTTGAGGAAGAAGATAACAGCCGCCTCATTCGGCCCGACATGCTTCTGCAGGGGCACCACCAGGGGCACTTTCACCGTTACGGCCTTCCCCGCCTTAAACTCTGTTTTATCCACCAGGAATACCTTGGAGTCGGGCAGGGTATACCCATTCATCAGCTTATGCAGCTGCGACTCACCAAAGTCCAGGGCCACCTCATCAATCTCCGCTACCTCGGCCGCATACCCCTTATCCTTCTGCAGCCATTCGTAGTGGGTGGTTCGGCCAACGCCGGCGTTACGACATGCGGTTTCCACCACCCCCAGGCTTTTGCGCAAGGCATCGAGCAACTTCCTTTTTTGCTGTTCGGTATGTTCGGACTTTCTAGCCATTTCGCTCTCCTACTTGCACCGTTAAACTGGCTCCTGGGTACTTACGGTCCAGCAGCTCCTGCACATCCGCTTCCGCCTTCTGCAACTCCTCCGCCGATGGAAAGGTGATGGTCATGCGGGGACCGGACGCGTGCTCTTCCTCCTCGTCGAAAGCGCTGTCGGGGCTGTCGTCGGAGCCGCTGCTGCTACTGGTGGCCTCCTCCTCATCCGGCTCCTTGAGCCAATCATCAGGCAGATCAATGCCCCACGCCCCAAGCGGGTTGTCACTCCACTCATTGGCTAGCACATCCCAGTCCCACTCCCCGAAGCTGGCGTTGTCCTTGATCATGAACTCGCGCTTCAGGGCCTCGCTCCAACCAGTCACCTGCAGCACGGGCACTTCGTGGTAGCTCAGGCGCATGGCCGCGTGCAGGCGCATGTTTCCGCCGAGCACGACGAAGTTTTCATCAACTACCAGGGGCCGCACGCTGAGCATGTCGGGGAAGTCGATAAGCGACTGCACCAGTTGCTCGAAGCGGTTGTCTTTGATGAGGCGCGGGTTCTGCGGATGCAGCGACACCTGCTCAATGGGCACGAGTTGAATAGCGGGGTTGGCCATAGGCCAAATGTCTCCCTCGGGGTAGCCTTATGACGAATTACGGGGGCTCTTATGTTGCAATGTTGCGCTTCTGGGTAAACAGGGGTAACTCCGCCGCCAGCGTATACATATCCAGGAATTGAGTGTGTGGCGTGATGCGAAAAACGATGCGCTTCACCGAGGCCGGCTGCTGGCGAAATAGCTCTGCTGCTCGATATGGCGCCGAGAAACGCAGGTGGGACCCGTCACGCCCCCCTTTTAGCAAGTTGCACGATGCTCCAGCACGGCGGTCCAGCTGCCAGGGATGACGAGCATTGACTGGAGGCAGTAAATCAGCCTGCCGGTGCCGGTCATGCATCAGCCTCGTGGCTTCTCCATTGAGATTGACGTAACCATTCCGGTAAACCGTCAACATCGGTACATCTTGAATCAGGGGCATGGGGAGGGGGCGTTAGTCGGTACCGAGGTCGGGAGCCGTCAGCGTCAGGTTGAGGCAGCGGATGCCGTAGTGCTTGGCCAGGCCGTGCAGGGCTTTCACTACTTCGGGCGGGCAGTTGGTAAACACCACGCGCCCAGGCATGCCGGTGGCGACGGCATACCCGGGCGGGGCTGTGTATTTGGGTGGTGGGGGCTGCTTAGCCATTAGTCGAGTTCATCATTGCTGTCATCGATCAGAATGCAGCCGCACTGGGAGCATATCAGAGCGCCGGCTTCATCACTCCCGCACTCTGGGCAGGCATCGGGGTTGAAGTCGTCGCCATCATCTTCATCATGCCAGCGGTAGGTACCAGCCGGGGCCGCGTCGGGCTCTGAGCTATCCTCTGACCCATCACCCTCGCAATCGGGGCAGCCCATACATTCCTCCCCATCCCGACCGCAGAGGCACAGGTCGCCGCCGCAGTGGCAGCTCTGGATATGGTATCCGTGGCAGCGTCTCATTTGGAGCTAGTTGATTGGTGGTAGACCGTAAAAGCAAATCGTGAGGGCCTGCGAGAAGATGCGGGCATCCTCGTCATTGAGTTCGAACCAGTACTCGGTACCGTCGTCGCCCCATGGTTCGCTGCGGCCCTGCAGCACGGGTACTTCGAAGTGCTGGAGGAACTCACCAAAGCCGGTGGCCTTTGCTTCAGCAGTGAGCTGCATATGCACATGGTGCGGGCCGACAGGCTGGCCAGCGTCGTCCTTGGTGGTAGTGAGGTGGAAGTAGTTCATTTCCCCTCACCTCCTTTCCCGCATATCACACACCCAGGGCACTGATCAGCGTTTACACTGAGGCAGGTTTCCCGATAAGGGGCGGGTTCTACTTGGAATTCCTCGGGGGCCGCTGCGGGTGCGGCATAACGCCAGAAGATGTACCGATCAAGCTCTACTACTTCCTGATCGTTGGATAGTATCCAGCACTCACCGCCATCAACCGGGTCTTCGTCTTTATCGAGCAGGCCAAAGGCGCGCTTTAAATGTCCGTCCCACAGTTCAACTTCATGGTGCCCAACTGGGAGTTGCTTCGTTTCTGTCCAGTTTACCCAGCCCCCTGACTGCGGGTTGGTGCTCACCAGCGTGGCTACCTCGTGCAGGGCAGTATTTACCTGAGCGCGGGTAGGCTCGGTAGGGAATGGAGGGGTGCCCGCGTTGCCGGCCGCGAAGCCGCGCCAGCTATGGGTTTCATCACAGTATCCGGGAGGTAGGTTGCTTGCCATGGTTTTACGTTGTGGTTAGAAGGTTTCAGAGTAGGTGAGCACGCCGCGCTTCTGCAGCTCTTTGTTGACCTTAGCCAGCTCCTTCTCCTCGTGGCTGGTGTAGTCCCGATCCAGCGTAACCAGGTGCTCCCGGCGCTGCTGCAGGCGCTCGGTGCTGGCATCCGGGATGCTGGCCACCGGGCGGGCGGGGCCAGCCATAGCCGGGGCGGCGGCTTTCGGGGCATCGGTTTTCGGGGTAGGCTTCGGGGGCGCGGCCTTCCGGGCGGGGGCCGGGGTAGGTACCGGGGCCACCACGGGCGCACCTGACTGGCGCAGAGGCCAGAGCGTCAGCCCCTCGAACGATACCGCCTCCGGCAGCACGTAGAGCACCAGGCGGTTGACATCGGCCGGCACCCCATAGCTGTCGAGCACGGCACGGGCCAGCGCGGTGTTGATGAGGGTAAGGGCTTGGCTGGGTGTCCGGTCCTTGGCAGCCACTTTGGCGCGCAGCGGCCGGCTGTCGTGAACTGGATCTGCGGAACCGAACAGCGCGTACCAGGAACCCGGCGCGTCGGCATCCTCGGTGAGGGTAGCACCTGGTAGGCCTGGCTGCAGGCTGAGTGCGCGCACCAAAGCAGAAGAGAAGCTCAGGGAGCCAGCGCCGCGGGATACGGTAACGGTGCGGGCCGTGCTCTGGTGGGCGTGGGCCCGAGTAGCGGAAGCAATAAAGCGGAGTTTCATAAGGAAGTGCGTGAGGGCGTTAGTATCAGAAAGGCAGGGTCGTAGCATTCACTTCCTGCTCCACCTCCTCAGGCACTACCCACAGGCTCAGGGCTCCTTTGCAGGGCACAGGTTTGGCGCACACGAAGGGCGCTATCAGGCGCCAGGCATACCGGCCGGGGCCGTAGTCGCCGCAGGCCAGCTCTGTAATGCTCAGCCCCCGCAGATCATCGGTTTTATGGGTATCCGCTAACTCGCAGGTGCCGAGTACAGCGCCGCGCGGCAACGTGTCGAAGGTGAGGCCGTGCCGCTCCAGAATAGCCGATATCTCGGGGCAGGTAGCTGCTATGCGCCGGGCTTCAGCGGGCTTGCCCAGGCTGGCATGAATAGCCAGGTCTCCACGGTAGGAGGTATTCCAGGAGCGGGTTTCGTAATGCTTGTAGCCCAGGAAAATGAGCGAGGCCCAGGGTTGAAGGAGTGAGATGGCTTTCATTAGGGACGAAGTGAGGGAGTGAGGGAATGCGGTTGTAGGTTGCGGTATTCAGCTTCTTCCTGGGCCAGTACCAGGCCCGGGCCGCCGCGTGTCTGGAAGTAGTTGAGCAGTTGCAGGAAGGTCTTTTTGTCGGCTTGGTGCAGCTGCTTGGCGACCCACTTCTTCAGCTCGGGCGAGTACTCTTCATCGGTGCACATCAGAAGGGCATGTCGTTATCATCCACCATGGCCACCGGTACCGATGACTCCTGCTCAAACTGCGAGGCAGGCAGGCGACCCAGCTGCACCGTTTCCCGGGTGTCCTTATCGTAGAAAGGCCGCTCTCCCGCCGGCGCTGGGCTCAGGTCCAAATCCGAGAAGATGCCCCGGCTGATGCGGCAGTAGAAAATCAGCTCATTCAGCGCCCCGCCTCGGTGCTTGGCTATGTCGTAGAGGATGGTATCCTTCGTGCTGGTGCCGTCTTCGTACTCCTCAATGCCGTAGTACTCGCCACGCCAGAGGAAAATGATCATATCGGCATCCTGCTCAATGGCGCCCGACTCGCGCAGGTCACTGAGCTGCGGCCGCTTCTCGCCACCGCGATGCTCTACCGAGCGGCTAAGCTGGGCCAGCGCCACCACCGGCACATTCAAGTCCTTGGCCAAGGCCTTAAGCCCCCGGCTGATTTCCGAAATCTCCTGCTCCCGATTGCCGGGCCGGCTGGTTTTGCTGGGCCCCGACATGAGCTGCAGGTAGTCTACCAGGATGAAGCGCACCCCATGCTCCGCCACCATACGAGCCGCCTTGGAGGCCAGCTGGTGCAGGCTCAGGGCTGGCGTGTCGTCGATGAATAAATTATCGGCATTGGCCAGTAACTGCGCTTTGCTTAGCAAGTGGTCTACCTCCTCCACGCCGCCCTGCAGGTTGCCCTTGCGCAGGTCCGAGTTGGAGTAGGTTTTTACTTCCGTCGCCAGCAGACGCTCTACCAACTCATCTGCCGGCATTTCCATCGAAAAGATGCCAGTGGGAATGCCTTCCACTAGGGCCGCTTCGCGGGCATGGTGCAGTAGGGCCGCCGTTTTACCCATCCCGGGCCGCGCACCGATAACAATCAGGTGCTTGGGCTGCCAGCCCCCGGTGGCGGAGTTGAGCTGCGTGAGGCCCGTGGGGATGCCCGTCATGCCACTCATGCCCACGGCCCGGCGGATACGGTCCAGCACACCAGGCAGCAGTGAGGCAGCGGAGACAGCGCCGCGCGTTTCCATGAGCTGATGCAGCTGGGTGAGTTGTACCTGCGCTTCGGCTACTACCTCCAGCGCATCCCGGCTTTCATCGTAGCCGTGCGCCTCCATGCCTCGGGCGGCCGTGATGACTACCCGGCGGGCGTGCTGCTCCAGTACAATGCGGCAGTGGGTTTCAATGTGGGCCGCCGAGCCGATACCGATGGCCAGCTCGCTCACGTCGGCCGGGCGGACCTTATGCGTCTGGCCCGTGGCCGCCAGCTGGTGGATAACGGTTTTCATATCCACCGCGTGGCCGGCCTGGTGTAGCTGCCGAATGGCTTTGTACACCGTCTGATGCTTGGGCGTGTAGAAAACTTGCTCCGAGGGCAGCAGGGAAAGAATCGTATTCAGGGCGTTGCGCTCCTGCAGGGCAATGCCAAGCACGGCCGCTTCTAGCTCCGTCGAATGCGGGGGAACGTGGGTCTGGGTGTTCATCTAGCTGAAGTCTTTGACTTTGGAGGGAGAGGCGCTGGACTTGCTGGCCAGCGGCTGTTGGGCCCGAGGGTCGGCCTTCTGGCCTGGGGCGGGTGCCAGGATCAGGCCGTTGCGGCTGCCCTTGGCGTTGGTAAGCCAGTTCCGGAGGCGTTTGCGCCATTCGAAGGGCATGAGGGTAAGCTGCTGCTCCAGCGCATCGAAGCGCATTTCCAGCCGATAGTGATTGAAATCAATGCCAGCGTAGTCGGGGTTGATGTCCAGGCAAGCAGCCTTGAACACGGCGGGGTTGTTGAGCAGCGGGCAAACATCCGCCGTGGTTAGCTGCTGGGCATCGGCGTGCTGGCTCTCGGGCCGCTGCGCCGCGCCCCCCTCTGTTCCCAACGTTGGCTTTTGGCTGGCAGGTTGAGGGGTAACTTTTCTCTCCGAACGAGCCGCCGACGAAGAAGCCTCGGACGCTACTTCTTCGTTTATGTTTTCTACTACAGAACTGTTTACTGTTTTATCTATATAAGGCGTGTCATTTTTTGACACTTTATCTGACACTTTTATCGGACTTAAACCGTCATTTTCTGATACTTTACCTGATACTTTTCCGATGGATTTATCGGTACCATAAGTGTCATTTTTTGATACTTTATTGGGGGCCGAAAGCAGGCGGTACACCGTAGCCAGACCACGCCCATTGTTGCCTCCCTGATAGGCCACCAGCTTACGCTCGGTGAGCTCCTCACGGGCCTTCTTCATCGTGTTGGCCGTCATGTCGAGTGACAGGCACAGCTGGGCATCAGAGAGGGTAAAAGGATTCTCCCAGCGCTTCTGATTGCATACCTGCACGAGGAAAAAGTATAGGCGCGTGCTGCTGGCGCCGAAATGATCTTCAGCATCCATGGCCCAGAAACGGTTGATGAGTTCGATGTAATTCATGTTCGGGGCGGCAAGGCGGGGCGGGTTGTAGCTGCCGGCGGCATCGGAGCGCAGGAAGCGGTGGAGCGTACTCATCAGGCAGCGAAGAGTGAAAGGGCGGGTGTTGCTTTCTTCTTGCCCGAGGCGCCAATCATCTCGGCTCCAATCGGCTGCTGCTGGTGCATGTGACGCAGCAGCTGGTAGGTCATCAGCACATCATTCAGCGCCCGGTGGGCACCGGCGTTGCTGATGCCGAAGCGCGTGCACAGGTCGCCCAGCACATGGCTACCATCGTAGCGTTTGCTCACGGCCTGGGTGCAGAGCGTTTTATTGGGCAGGGGTAGCTTAGCCCCGAGGCGGGTGCGGGTAGCTTCCAGGAAGCGGATATCAAAGGCCACGTTGTGCCCCACCAGCAGCGACTCACCCGCCAGCTGGCGGAAACGGGCTAGCACTTGCTTGGCCTCGGGCGCCTGGCGTACATCACTTTCCCGAATCCCCGTCAGGGCTTTGATCTTAGCCGGGATAAACTCGGTGAAGCGCACGAAGGACTGCATGCGGTCCACCTCTTCCCAGTTGATGTAGCGCACGGCGGCTACCTCCAGCAGGCGACAGTTTTCGGCACTAAACCCCGTCGTTTCGGTATCGAAGACGGTAAAGTCATCCAGGAAGTGAGCCGGGGCCAATACCAATGGCTCGGCCACGCCGGCTTCCTCCGCTGCATGCTGGTTGCGCACCATGCCCTTCTTCAGCGACTCGGCAAACTCCTTCTCCTTCAGCCGTTCTGCTTCCGCTTTCTTCTCGGCCGCAATCACCTGGGCCAGCGCCGCATCGTACTCGGCTGCCGAGCAGGGCACCGCCCCAACGGGCAGGCCTAGCTCATCACCTGGTACCTCCACATACTTGCGCGGGGTAGGCTTCTGGCCGGGCTTACCGGGCCACTCGGGATTGAGTTGCTGACGGAAGGAGGCAGCACTACGATAGCAGAAGCCATCCTCGCACACAGTAATCTCAGCCAGGCGGCCAGTGGCATCCCGGTAGAAGTACTGCATCATGTAGGTGCACACCTTCTTCTTGGATGTCCCATCCTCGATGCCGCGGCTCAAGCCCGTGCGCAGTTTGAAGTAGCTAGGCATGGTGAACCTCCCCTCGCTTCTGCTGCTCAGCCACGATAACATTCAGGTGACGGCGCAGGGCCAGCCCTAATTCTCCTCGAGGAGTTTCCTCAAACACTGCCAGGCCCTTGGCAACATTCGAGTAAGCTGTAGCTACCTGCTCATCGGAGCAGGTAGCATAGTAGTCAGCCAGAACCTGCGCGGGGTTTTCACTATCCAGCAGGGCTTTGGGGCTTAATGAACTAAGCATTGGCCAGCTCCTTTCCGCTGGCTACCAGAGTAGCCAGCTGCTGTGCTGCCTTGCGCAGGGTGGGTCCACCAAACTCAGCTACCCCATGCTCACCGGGCAGGTAGATGCTCCACAAGGACTGCCCTACATGGAACAGCGTGCCGATCCATGTGCTGCCCTGGTAGATGTAATAGTGCAGTTCCCCACCGGTTTCAGCTTGCACCCGCGCAATCAGTCCACCTGACAATACCTGACGGGGGGCGCTTGCATCTGGGCCCTCAGGGTGAGGGCCTAGCCGATTAAGCACCCCGCGCTGAGGAGCAGCACCAAACAAGGATAGTTGCTGGCTATTCATCTCGTTACGCTGGCTGAAGGGTGAAGTGGGCAACCAGCGCGCGGGACTCGGCCCGCAATTCTTCCGGCTTAGCGGTCAGGGAATCCGCCCGAAGCATCCACCGCTTATGCTCCTGCTCTCCGAGCTGGGCAGCGTATTTAGTGGCTACTTGTCGCAGTTGATTTTGGGCAGCAGCCAAGGCTTTCTTGGGGTTTTCCCGCTCCTTGAGCACGGCCGGCAGCTTAGCCAGCGTCTTCTCCATCCAGTCCAGCGGGCGGCTATCCACCGGCACAGCCAGCAGCGTGCTACGCTCCTCGTCATCCAGCAGCGGCGAGGCTATCAGGGCAATGAGCTGTTTGCGCTGGGCCTCACTAGGCTGCGCGGGTGCGTCCTCATCACTTGGCGCAGCATCCTTCTCATGGCCAGGGCCACCGGCTGGGCGCGGCTTTTCCTCTACCACGGTGGCACCGGTACCGGCATCCACTACATCCACCATTTCCTCGTAAGGCGTCGCCTCGAAGCCGGCGGCTTTAATCAGCCAGGCCAGCACGTTGCGGTAAGCCTTGCCTACGGCGCGGGTCTGGGCCATCGAGCAGATGGCGTACCGCTCGTAGTAGCGTTTCGTTGTCTCCGTGTTGGAGCACTCTGCTACGCCCCCACCCAGGTTGATTTTATTGTGCAGGTCGTAGAGCGAAACCGTGGCACGAAAGCGCAGCTCCTTCTCAAAGCTCAAATCTTCCACGGCACCCATGATGGGCACGATTCCCAGCTGAGAGCCGGCGAATTGCCACCCCTCTACTTGCACATAGTCCTTGCCCTTGATATTGGAGCAAAGGTTCTTCTCCTTGATAAAGCGGGCCAGTTCCTGGGCTACGTTGATAGAGGAGCTGGGAGCTTTGAGGTTTGCTACAACCGGTTTGGCTGTTACTGCTTTCGTGGTACGTGGTGCAGGTGTTGATTCAGAAGCCATTATATTCGCGTCTCTATTGGTGATTGAATAGAAGCGGGACCTCGTGCTAGGGGGTCCCGCTTCGTTTTTTTACAAGCGGTTGATGCGGGGCTCGGGGTTCTCTTGAGCGAACTTGCCCGCCCGGATGCCGGCGGGGCGGGTGGTTGAGCAGCTGGCCAGCACCACCAGGGCCACCAGCACCACGACCACCAGCAGGGCAAAGCCCTCGGCCCGGTTGTAGAGTTGAGCACGGCGGCGGGCATCCTGGGCTTGCTCGTAAGTGCGGGGGTGAGAATTAGCTGTTGGCAT